ACGTCGGGCCTAAACAACAACGTCCTCTCCGGAGAGCAGGTCAACGACATCTCGCAACGCTACTCGAAGATCACCGTCATTTCCCAGTCCCAGGGCCATGACGCCGATGGCATGGACACCGGCAAGGTCAACACCAAGGCCGTGCAGCTGGATACGGGCTTCCCCTTCTATAAATCCTTTGTCACCACCCAGACCAACGATTCCCAGAGCCCGGCCCTGCATGCCCGGCTGCTGAAGGAGAAGCAGCTGCACGATGGCAAGTCCCTGGGGTACACGGTACAGGGGCACTCCCAGGGCGGCCGCAACTGGCGCATTAACGAGATCGCCCTGGTGACCGACGAGCTGCTCGGGGTTTCCGACTACTTCCTCATCGCCGGACGTACTTTCACACGGAGCAAGACCGAGGGCACCAAGACCCGCCTGCGCCTGGGACCTCCGGGGTTGGTGGCATGATGATCCGGGGCATAGTCACCAGCGTCATCGAGGGCGTCATCAAGCGCTTCACCGCTGCCGGCCGGGCCGGCGAGACCATCGCCAACCGTGAGTACCTGCAGCACTACGGCTTCACCTCTCGCCCCCTGGCCGGCGCCGAGCTGGTCATCATCGTCGAGGGGAACAACATCATTGCCGTGGCCTCCGACGATCGCCGCTACCGCCTCACCATCGCCGATGGCGAAGCGGCCCTCTATGACGATCAGGGACAGAAAGTGCATCTGAAGCGCAACGGCATCGTCGAGGTGGTGGCCATCGAGCAGCTCATCGCCAGCACCAAGGTGGCCACCATCACCGCCACCACCAGCGGCACCGTGACGACGCCGACCCTGACGGCCGTGGCCAGCACCAAGGTGCGGCTGGAGACGCCCCTGGTCGAATGTACGGGGCTTCTGGCCGTCACCGGCGACATCACCTGTGCCAACCTGACCGCCGTCAGCGAGGTGAAGGATGCCGGCGGCGCTAAGTCCATGTCAGGCATGCGCGGCAAGTATAACACCCACCAACACTGGACCGGGACCGCATGGGTTGCCAAGCCGCCCGCTGCCGACCAGATGTAGGAAGACGCAATGGATATCCGCATCGACATACTCGACGGCCTGAGCGCGGGCATGGTCATGGAGACCACCACGGGCCTGTGGAACAACATCTATCTCTCTCTGGCCATCCGTCGCGGTTCCTGGTGGTTCAACCCCGACTTCGGCTCGCGGCTGCACCTGCTGCATCGGGCCAAGAACACGGCCCGGACGGAGGTCCTGACCCGGGAGTACTGCAAGGAAGCCCTGCAGTGGCTGCTGGATGCCGGCCGAGCCAGCGCCGTTGACATCTCCACCGAGCGGGAGATGCACCGTCTGAAGCTCCTGGTGGAAGTGACCCAGGCCGATGGCAGCACCGTCAGCTTTGACTGGTTCGTGGAGGTTGTATGAGTTTTCAGAAGGGCTTTGACGAGCTGTTGAATGACATTCTGACCGACTGGCAGAACCAGTTCCCCACGGCCGACGTCTCCCAGGGGTCCCTGATCTTCGTCAAGAGCGCCTGCCTGGCCTCGGCCCTGTGGGGCATGTACCGCTACCAGGAGCATATCTCCCGGCAGATCTTCCCGGACACGGCCGACAGCGCCAACCTGGAGCATCACGCCTGGCTGCGCAATATCGTCAGACAGGCCGGTGAAACCGATGCCGAGTTGCTGGCCAGGCTGTTGGAAGTCATCCGTCGCCCGCCGGCCGGAGGCAACAAGTACGACTACGTGCGCTGGGCCAACGAGTGCGCCGACGTGGCTGCCGCCTACTGCTACCCCCTGGCCCAGGGGGACGGCACCGTCGACGTCGTTGTCATCGCCGACAAGGTGACCACTGGCAGCGAGATCCCCACGGCCGGCCACCTGACCACCATCAAGGCATATATAGATACTGTGCGCCCCGTGACCCACTCGCAGCTGCGGGTGCTGGCGCCAACCATACTGACCCAGGCGGTCACCATGACCTGCAGCGGCACCTTCGTGGCGGCGGATATCATCGCCGAGATCACGGCCTATCTGAACACCCTGGCCCCTGGCACCACCCTGTACCGGGCACAGCTCATCAGCATTGCCGTGCGCCTTGGAGCCACAAACGCCACACTCACCGTGCCGGCGGCCGACGTGACACCCACCGCCTACCAGATGATTCGCCCGGGGGTGGTCAGTGTTGCATAGGGACATCCTCAGTCAGTTGATGCCCGTTGAACTGGAGGGCGATTTTGCCGCCGCGACAGCCATCGAGGGGCAGCACCTGGACGATGCCGTTGCCCGGGCCGAACAGCTGTTGCAGGAGATGTTCCCGGACCAGACCGCCGAGCTTGTCCAGGAGTGGGAACGTATCTGCGCCCTGATTCCGTCTGATGGCGATACCCTGCAGAAACGGCGCGATCGGGTGGTGGCCAAGTTGCGGGAGACCGGCGGCCTTTCGCGGCAGTACTTCATCGATCTGGCGGCCGTCATGGGCTACACCATCAGCATCGATGAGCCCTATGCCACCGAGGGGAATCACGTCTGGCGCATCACGTTTACCGGTCAGCCGCTCTATGAATTCTACTGCGGCGAGTCCTGTTGCGACGAGCTGCTCCTGGACTGGCCCGACCAGACCGCAGCCGAGGGGTTGTTCCAGGAGCTGAAGCCTGCCTGGTCCCGGCTCATCATCGCCTATTCATAAGGAGATCCACCCATGCCAAAGACGGTATTCTCGGATGGCGACAAGGCCCAGGGCATCAAGGGGACGAAGGTCAGCGCCGCCCACCTGAACGGCCTGCAGAACCATCGCCACACCGGCCAGGACGCTGACGGGGCCTGCCCGTCCAACTATGCGGCTGCCACCGGCACCGCCAACGCCATAGCGGTGGCCCTGGTCCCGGCACTGACGGCCCACGTCGCCGGCATGCCGATCCAGTTCAAGGCGACGGCTGCCAACACCGGCGCCGTAACCCTGGCCATCAATGGATTGGCGGCCGTGGCCGTTAAGCGGCCGGACGGCACCGCTCTGGTGGCGGGGGATATTAAGGCGGAGCAGTTGGTGGAGGTGGCCTACGACGGCACCTACTATCAGATGATGAGTGCTGTCGCCGCCATCGATCCGGCGAATGCCTACATCCTCATCGTTGACGAAAAAGCCGCCGGCACGGCAGGCGGGAGTTTTACTGCAGGCGCCTGGCGCACCCGCGATCTGAATACCGTCAAGGCGAATCCGGGAGGGTACGCATCTCTGGCCAGTAACCAGATCACCCTGCAGCCCGGCACCTATCGGTTCCGGATACAGGCGCCCACGGGGAATGTGCAGTCGCACATGGCCAGGGTGCAGAACATCACGGCCGGGACCACCATAGCCACCGGCATGTCCACAAATGCCATCGCTCCCTCGAATACCTATGTTCCCACCTGCTCATCCCTGGCCCTGGTATCCGGCCAGTTCACACTGGCTATCTCCAGCGTGTTGGAGGTGCAGCACTATTGCTCGGAAACGAAGAATACATCAGGCTTCGGCCTTGCGACCGGTTTTGGCCAGACGGAAACATACACCACCGCCGAGTTCTGGAGGGTCAAGTAAATGGACATTGCCCTGGTTCTGGATACTATCCGCCCCGCCGCAGCCTACCGGCGCAGCGCTACCTATGACGAGCTCGTCGCCACATGGGAGGACGAGAGCGACTGCCCGACCCTGGGCGAGATCGAGGCCGCCTGGCTGTCTATTCATGCGGCTGAGCTCTGTCGCCAGATCGACCAGCATGCAGATCGTGTGCGTGCAGCCATCGTCGGCGACCCCGTGCGGGTGGTGGAATATCAGCGTGCCGAGCAGGAGGCCGCAGCATACCGCGCCGCTGGCTACAACGGTATTGTGCCGCCGACAGTCCTCAGCTGGGCAGAGGCCAAGGGGTGGGACGCCCTGCGAGCCGCCGACGATATCCTGGCCGTGGCTGCCGTCTGGAATCAGGCGCTTTATGTATTGCGGGACGCCCGCCTCAAAGGGAAAGAGGCGGTGCGGGGCGCAGTCGACGAAACTGCTGCCGCCGTTGCCGCCAGCGCGGCCATTGCGCAGATCCAGGCAGTTCTAACTGTCGCCGGGTAGGATTCACGAGATACTTGCGAGGAGGTTGCGAGAAGAGAAAGAGGCAGCGACCGGACCATACTGGCATATGATCCGGCCGCCGACACACAGAGATAGCCTGTGAGCCAGCCAAGGCTGCCCCGCCACGATCGCGGCGAGGGGGAGCCTAGCACAAAACCACCCAAACCGAAAGGGGCTCACGATGAAGCACTATCCTATTCTCGCCTGGCCCGGCGGCAAGCGCCGATTGGCCAAGAAGATTTTGCCGCTCTTTGAAAACCGACCGCACAGCTGCTACGTCGAGGAATTTGCCGGCGGTGGCAGCATGTTTTTCCTCCGCCCACCAGCCCAGGTGGAGGTGCTTAACGATGCCAATGCCGAGCTGATCAATCTCTACCGGGTGGTGAAAAACCACCTGGATGAGTTCATCCGGCAGTTCCGTTACAGCCTGGCCAGCCGGCAGTTGTTCGACTGGGCCAAGCAAACTCCACCGGAAGTGCTGACCGATATCCAGAGGGCTGCCAGATTCCTCTACATTCAGAAGCTCTGTTTCGGTGGTAAGGTCAGCTCCACGACCTTCGGTATCAGCCCCAGCCAGCCGCCACGATTCAATATCCTTCGTCTTGAGGAGGACCTCAGTCAGGCGCACCTCCGCCTCTCCAGGGCATGGATAGAACACCTCGACTGGCATGACTGCCTGGTACGATGGGACCGTGAATATACCATGCACTTCATGGACCCGCCTTACTGGGAGACAGAGGGCTATGGAATGCCGTTCGACCTGCCTGAGTACGAGCGGATAGCCGAGGCCATGAGATCGATGAAAGGTAGTGCCGTCTCACCATCAACGACCACCCGCTGA